GAGGAATCCGCATATTGGGCCACGGGTAGAAAACCCGGAATGTCCCGGAGATCCGCCTTAAGGTCTGTATGACCCATGCAGAAATAAGCCGGTTCAACGGGCTGGGTGGAAATTTTATCCGTCGCACGGATAATCTTGGAAATCTCCCGGGCCTTGTTCTTTTTGAACATCCGGTAGATTTTCCTGAAATCTCCCCGGGTGGGCGGTGAATTTACCGTTGCTCGTGTAGCGACACCATCCGCATAAAATACGTTGGTGCCGGCCTTGGTCACAGAAATTCGCAGTTCCTCAACGGTCTCAGCAGCCTGCTCACCACAAAGATCCATGGACTCTTTAAACACCGGATCCTCATGGGTATCGGCAATAACGTCTGTCAACTCGATCAAATCGCCGTACTGTTCGAGCGTGGCATTGACGTCGGTATAGGTCAGACGCTTGCCCTTGGGCGTAATGCCTTCGGCCAGGGGCGCCGATGCTCTGGCCAGAGAATTATAACGGCGCCATTTAACGGTTTTTGTTTGATTCTTGCGCAATGGATCCTTTTGGCCAAAGCGCTCCACAACCATGAGATGCTGACCCCTTCTCAGGAGTCTTTTCATTGCCTTTCCGGCGGTCCTTGGAGAAATGTCTCCATAACTTGTTCGATTGCTCATAGTCCTAAGCCTCCTCTTTTGAGTAAATAATTTGAGTCTCTTAGGACTTCGCAAGTGAACAAAAAAACCCGGTTAAAAATTAAGAAACAGCTCCTAATTTCATAACCGGGCTTCTATTGAGCCTCTGATATGTCAGGTGAGTGAGGTTTCGGGCAATTGTTTACCCGGGTACCTCACTCAAAGACCCGAGTCAATGATTCGACTCTGGGAATCGAACCATCGCGGAGGTGGCATCTTCGCTTACCATTTTACGGGTGTCTCCAAAGATAGCCGCGCATTGCCTACAACGCCGTAATGACAAAATAGACACCCAACCCTACGGGATTTTCATAAACTTATTGATCGTTTTGCACCTGGCGCATTTAAGCGATATACTACCGCCGTGGCCAAGATCCCCTTCAAGGAATTTTTTATTACAATGTGAACAGCGCAGTTCCTTGTTTGAATTCACAGTGATGAATTCGGTATTATCTCGCATATTATTACTGCCCTTTTCGGGATTAATCGTCGTCGTCATCATCTTCCTCAAATGCCGCCTGCGCATCATTCATGTCAATACCATCGGTTTGCGTAACCGTCTTTTTGTTGCGCAGGGTGCCCTTATGAAGATCATCTCTTAATTTCTTTTCCTTCCGGGTCTTATCATCCACGGTTTCGGCCTTTTTCTTCCCGATACTTTTCTTGTAATAATTAAGGATTAAAATGCCGTCCTCCGGGGTCTCCAACTTTTTGGCCATCCGCTGTAAAGCTGCATCCTGACTACCCAGCCATTCAACAAACTCCGGAGACTTGTTGATTTTTTTACCATCCGAATGAACCTCTGTGATCTGATCCCAAAACTCCATATCAAGGATTTTTTCATGTATGGGACCCACCTGGTCGGCTTTGAGGAATTGACCACTTTTTAAAGATTGTTCAACAATCTTTTTCGCCATTATAGAGCCTACGGCTATAATGGCGGCAAAATCATCCGGATAATCTTTTTTGTATTCTTTAAGATTGATTTTGGTTCCATCAACCTCTATCTCCTGATCCGGTAAATCACCAAGGAGATTACCCACATCCTCCATTGTCAGAGGAGCTGGGGCCGGAGTCGCTGGTACCGCAGGCTTTTCATCCGGTTGTTTTGGTTCTTTTTCTTCCACCGGCTTTACAGGCGCCGGAAAATCCTCTATGACCCCTGGTGGTTTTTTGAGACGATTTTTTAATTCTTCGGGATAGTCATCATCTCCGGCGCCCTCTTCTTTGTCGGGATCCGCAGCGGGTTTTTTATCCGGATCTGGTTCAAGATCATTATCGGCATTATCGAGGGCTTCGTCTCCTACCTCACCCTCAGTGTGATCGTCATCCTCTTCCATGAATGAAGCCATTGCATCATCCACGTCCGGGGGAAGCTCAGCGGATTCTAATTTTAGATCGTCTGACATTCTATTTTCCTTTTTAATAAAAGTTTTGGTTTACTCGATCGCCGGCAATATCGTTCCTGATTTAGCAATCGTACCGGTGTGATAATTCTCAAAATGCTGAAAATCGAGAGTTGCCGTGTCAAAGAGTTCGGTTGTGGTATCAAGGCACCCTGCCAGGTTATACGCCATAATTCCCGTGGACGTTGCCGAACTGCCAGTTGCAAAAATACCCACCGTCTGAGTGTTATTGTCACCGTTAAGATTTAAAACATTGCCAACTATCTGGGCGTTAAGGCATACAAAAGATCCCATAATGAGAAAATGGCCAACATCAGCCGCCGAGGATTGATTGTCGGAGTTGTTTAGAATCTTCAGGCTGTTAGTGTTAGCAAGAATTGACACGAATGCCAGCGCCGCCGCATCCACTGAGGCTCTTTCGTTGTTTTTAATTGTCAACCCGTTACAGGCATTGGCCGTGTCGTCGGTCCCGATGAGCGAAAGGAAGTTTTTGGCAGTTGTGTGTTCCTTAAACAAACACCCATCAATGGTGACATCCACCGCATCCACATCAATGGCCATGGTGATATCCGCATAATTGGCATTCAGAATGAAATTTTTAAGCGTTGTATTGGCGCCGGTGATCATCAAGCAGGCCGCTGTAGCCGTGGTATAGGTTACGGTGGGCCTCATAGAACCGGTACCGAGTCCGATAATTTTAACGCCCGCCACATCCAGGGTCAGGGTCCCCGCACCTATAATCGTGGAGGTATGGCCCGGCATTACATAAATAATATCGCCACGACTCGCCGTGCATTGATCCAGGGCATAGGCGATTGTGGCAAATGGTTTCATCCATGATTTGCCAAAATGCGAAACATCAGCCCCACCGGAGGCGCTTCGGTTGCACACGAAAAAAGTCTCACTGTAAGTAGGGGATTGGTTAAAATCCCCTTCGACAACCATACCCTTTGTGGCAGTAACATCCTGCAGAAACGTGACCTTTCCGGTAAACGCCTTATCTCCGCGAATAAGTTCGGTGGCTAAACAAGGCGTAACCACCAAAGACAATGATAGAAAGGCAATCATCAAACCCAGCAAACGTTTTTTAAATAATTTTCTCATGGCTCATTCTCCTTTTAAAAATGGTTAAATATATTGCCTCTCTGTGGAGATCTGTTCTTATTCTTCAGGCAACCTTGCGATCACCTTTCTAGCCTCATCCGGTAGGTTTATGATCCAATTAAATGCCCATATCGCGCCGGTTAAAAATACGATATCCTTTTTAAGATCCTCGGGAGAAAATTGAGGCTTTGATTCTGTTTGTTGTCTGATTTCATCTCTTTTAATTTCAGCGGCCTCAAGCAAAACCCTGGCCACGCCGACTTGACGGATATCTGAAAAGTTTTTATAGTATTTCCCTTCCGGTATATATTTATCAAGTCTCATTTATAATTCGATCCACCATTTTTAATTTAGCATCGACAGACAATTCGACATTCTCAATCTGTGCGGCCAGCCTCTTTATTTCCTCAATAATGAACGCTTCCCGGCTTTCAACCGCCAGGACTGCGATTTTAACAGCTTCCGCATTAAGAACATCGCTCAATTCCTCGCTTAATTGTTGAAGACATTGCGCTTCCCACTTTTGAAACTGCGCCGGATCCGTGAACACCGGACATCCGTCCTCGGTCCATTGAACAGGTTTAACAGCCTTGTCATTCATCAAACCGCCTCCGCAACTTTCTCCGCAACTTTCGGCTTCTCACCCGTTTTTTTCAGAATCAAATCATTCTCGAACTTTTCCTCGATCTTCTTGACTTCACCCTCAATTTTCGCCGTTATCTTTTCCATCTCCCGCAAATGATCCGAGCGTTTGATCTCTTCTTCCCGGGCAAAGTTCTGATTCATGACTTGAAGCGTTTTGGCCTCTACCTCCGCCCGCATCTCAGCGTTTTGTTTCGCTTCAGCCGTTTTCTCATCACTGGATTTCATGATGTGATCGGGGTCTATGTCGAATGCTTTCCAAATTTCTTCGAGCAATGTGGGAATCTTTGTCTCGTTAACCAATATTTCCGAACTTAGTGTAAGGTTCAACCCCTGCATGAGTTTTTGCAGGCGTACAACTTGATTCTGGAATGAGGTAAATCCAAGCGGATGAGCAATATAATTACCCTTTCCTTTTTTAAGGTCCGGATCGGCCATGTTGAATTTGTAAAAATCAGAGGTAACCGGTTCAATAATTCCTTCGTCATAATTTTTAATCACGCCCCCCAAATATTTTCCGGCATTGGCCTGCAGCATGTTCATTTCACCCAGGGTATCCGGCTTTTCCTTTGCATGAACGGCGCCCTGCAAAATTTTCGGAAGCTGGGAGGTTTCATCGGCGTAGCGTTCAAAAATACCAATAAGTGAAAGGAGGGTTTCCCCCACATCCTGAATGATAACCTGCTGAATCGCTTTTCGCGCATCGTCACATTCGTCAGAGAGTTCAATTTCAGTACCGGGCTTGAACTTTCCGTCCCATCCCGGCATGAACTGGCGTTTCACGGCAGCAATAATGTTCGCGCTTAATTTTTTATTGTCCTCGAACGCTCGAACCGCGCCGTTAATAACTTTCTGAACGGACCTTAAATTTTTAGGTATTCCGGTACCGCAGGTTTCATCAAGGTTAATTTCCCAAACAACGCGGTAAAAAGGCCTCGACTTGGGTTTATTTCGGGAATACCGCACGATCTCATCATCAGCCATTACAACCATGATTTCTATTTCATCACCGTCGTTTTCATAGTCAAGCCAGTCATAGGATATGTATGGCTGTGTTTCCGATTGATTCTTTTGTTGAATATCCTTTTCAAACTGCTCAACTACAACCCGTGGCGCCCGGCCCCAAAATTCAACGGCCTCCATGGTTTTATGGCGATGCTGTATATTTCTAAGACCCGGGGGAAGTTTAGACGTATCCACCGCGATAGTCGTGGTGCCATGAATTCCCGTTGGTATATCAGCTTCTGATATAGCCCTATTAATGGGTTCGGTTAGCCAGAAAGGACCGCCAACCTTTTGTCTCAGATCATAGGGCGAAATCATATCTCTTTGAATAACGCCGACGCCTGCCTGAAGGTCATTGGTTTCAAGATCCCTGTAAAGAGACCAGTTGCTAAGATATTCAAACGCCGGGGAATTGGTCATTGCTCGAAAAGGTTCCCACCTGACAAATTCCGGATCCTCGAAACCCTCAACAAGATTAACCTTATCGAATCCCGTACGTTCAACCTCATGAACAAAATATTTCCCGTATGTTTCACCATAGATCGCGCCGGCCATTACGTTCATCATCAATTGGCGATCGCCGTTACAATCCATCAATTGTTGACGGATTAATTTTTTCATATCGGCAATATTGTCTTCGATTTCTTGCTTCTGTTCGGGAGGTAGATCATCGAAAACCATGATATCCCAGGGGCTCGGTTTAAGCGTAAACGGTATTTTGCCGCCCTGAAGAAGAATATCAATAACCATTGAATACGCAGCAAGGACCTTCATCTTTGTTATCTGCACAAACGTTTCGCTGCGCCATCCCTCGGCCTCGCCTTCTTTCCAGAAATCGCCCGTGACAACCGCATTAAACGCATCAAGATTTGTCTGCATCTCTGTGTCGATGTCGGAACGGTCTTTTTTCCAGTTTTCAAAGAGGTTTTCTTTTATATAATAGCCCAGGGATGACATTTCCTGGGGCGCCAATTTAGTGCCCATGACCTATTTTTCCTCATCAAAAGATTTTTCGGCTTCGTCAACTTCAACAATATCGATTTTCGTGAGCTGGATCCTCACGTTCTGATTTTTCATACCCTTTTTTCCCGGGCCTTTGGAATGTTCGGAAGTATGGACCTCAGAAATAAAGGCAAGCGCCTCAATCTTTACTTTGGTACCGGAGCCGATTTCTTCGAGGACCTTGATCTTGTTGATTATCGGTTCATCGAAATTCAGTTGAAATCCATATTCATAATCCTCATGATAGGCCACCGGTTCAGCGCTATCAGACTTTTTATTTTGCTTGGGTTGTTTAGGCTTATCATTTGACTTGGAATATTCATCCTCTGTGTCATCCTCTTTGGACGCTTCGATAGCTCCGGCATATTCGGGAGATCCCAACCCGCCAGCATCGCCATATTTTTCCTCAAGGGGTCCCAATGGCGCGGTTTTGAAGCTGCCATCAACATCGACCGAAATAGTTCCCGGGTCCGGCATCGTAATTATTTGTTCATCCGGAGAGGCTTCTTCATTATACGCTTTGATGACAGTGGCAACATCATCCACAACCTCAATGGTATCCGGATCAAGTTCAGGAGACTCTTCTTGAGGCACATCCTTTCCGGGCCCCGTAACAATTTCGGGGCGCGCAAAAATTTTATGAAACGCCACCTCCAATGCCTCCAATCTTTCTTCGATCACCGGTAACCCTTCCTCAAAAAACGGTGCAATGATCTCATTGAACCCTTTTCTCATCTCTTTATTGCTCGTCATTGTAATCCTCCTCCTTTATTGGTTTATCCGTCATTTCGCCTAAGCGGAAACCTCTGAAACCCCATCAATGCGCATTGCAACGCTCGAACCGCCGGGAATATCTCCCGGGTCCCGGTAGGTTTAAGTTTTATCTCCGTTAATTGCGCAGCCAAATCGGCATTTATATCGTGGCGGAGTTTTTTCATTTTCACGAGCGTCCAAATAAAATGGTCCGCGTCTCTATCATCCCCCCAGGGCACTTCCACAAAATGAGGTTTCGGCGCGATCGCTTTGGACCTCATGACATCGAGGCGCCATTTTTTTGTTAGTTCGAAATTTTGGTGCCAATAAAATTTACCGCAAAAATAGTTTGCAAATGCCTTGTTAATGAAATTTGAAATTCCCGGAAATGAAATTTGCATGGTTCCCTGGTCGATAATCGGTTCTACAACGATAAACGATTGCTGTTCGAATACCGTGTAAATGCCGTTGTTAAGATTAAGGCCTATGATCAAAATATAACCCTGGGCATCAACTTGACCATCTTTTTTAAAGGTAACCGGCCAGCATATCCCGCCCCTGACATCGAAATCGGATTCAGGATATATTGATTTTTCCTCATCCAAATCGAAATACAACTTAGTTGATCTGTCTTCATTGGGTACTACTGATACGGGCCTTTCCATTATATTTTCAAACCGTCTTTAAAATTTTTAGCTTTATTCAACATGTCGAGTGTTGAATTATCGGCGGTTAGGATTCTGGAGCTATGCTTCATTTCGGCATCAATGGTCGCTTTGTTTATAAAATAGACAGCGATCTCAATTATTCCGGCGCACAATAGTTGAATGGCCGGCACCGGTGCATCCGGAAAATCTCTGACCTGAACGGATCCGTCATCAAAGAGCTCAACTTGCAGAATGCCCATGCTCTTTTTTTCTTTTTTATTTCCATCATCGGGCTTATCTTTTTTTTTCATCTACACCGCGCTTTCAGGCTGATTCGCCAGGTCAAGAGGGTCAAACATTAAAGAAGGATCATAGAACTGTCGCGCCATGGTCTCATAATTAAATGCATGGCGGAAATGATCCGGGCCAAGTTTTATCCAAACGTATCGTTTCGATCCTGATTGCTCATCCTCCTCAAGCTTTTTTGCAACATTGTGCAGCTGCTCTGCAAAGTCATTTACAATATCGCTTTGCTTGGTCGGGAGGATGACCCTGCCTTTCATGATCTGATTGTGGCTCGCGTCCATGGATTCGGTCCTATTGCAAGAAACGATAAATTCCTTTTCATTCCAGGCATAGGAACCTTTCTGATGAATATTATAATAATTCAGCCATACCCGGCCCTTGAACTTATCGGCAAATTTTCTTGCCGGGCGGGTTTCCGGAAGAGCATCCACAACGCATCGTTTCACGTGAAAATTATCCATTAACGGATACAATTCTTCCCAATCTTTATAAATCCCGAGATGCAATATAGGATCTTTGCCGGCAATAACATCTTTTCGGGCGATCACCACATGAATGCCTTTGTTTTGGTCAACGCCCATGGTGCAGGGGGATTCTTCCTCGCTCCGGATCCGGTAATTCCCACATAACCGCAAAACGTCCGTGATGCTCAGTCGATTCTCAGCCTCAACATAGCCGACGCCAATTTTCAAATTGTATAGATCCGTGATATTGTCAGTTGTACGATAGATATGAAGAATTTCGGCGGGACTCACAAAATGGGACCATAATTGAGAATATTGATAACCCCTGATATCCCTGTTATCGGGATATTTGGGCACCCATTGGCCGTTAGATGGATTGAGCTCCGCGTGACACCGCTCACATGCCCGGATTACGCGGCCTTTAACCCTGATGAGTGTGGGCACCTCATCGTTTGGTTTTTTAGGGAATGTGCCCACAAGATCCGTGTAGTGATTGCATTTATCACATTTTATGAGCCAGTAATTTTGATCAGATAATTGAAAAACTTTATCAATACCATAGTCAGGCAAAGTGGGATTCGATAATTTGAGTTGCTCTTTCTGCTCACTGTGGGCCATGCGCTCATAAGCCATATCCACCGCTTTCTGAGGCGCCTCATCCAGCTCATCATAAACTATAAAATCTGCTGGCACTGATTTTAGGCCTATCCTGCTTTTCATCCCTCGAAGATATAGAAATGTGTTCCATATCCGCTTAATATTCGCAGCGTCCGTTTCTTTCAGCCACGAATCTATTTCCGGATTATCTTCAATCAACGCGCTGATCCGGCCCTTTGAAAAGTCGGTCACATCGCTTTTGCTAGGGAATAGATATAAAATCCCTCGATACTCGCCGTAGCGTGAGCCATACATACATCTAAGCATGGCCTTTGAGGTTAGACCCATTTGCGTGGATTTCATTTCGGCAATGTGGGGGTGAAAGTCCTGGTAGGGCTGTATTAAATAATCATGACGATCATAAGTGAATTGCCGCCCATCAAGTACAACGCCCTTGACCCATTCGTGGAAGGGTTTGGGCGGTTTTTCACTGACAATAGAATCAAATGCGGATTTGTCCATACGCGGCCATAGAACATCGACCATGTGGTCAATGTCTATGTGCTCAAAACTCTCGATCGGTATGGGCGCAAACACTATTTATGTTCTAACCTCTCGATGACTTTTAGTTTTATCTGCTCTGCAATTTGGCTCGGAAAAACAGACATTATGGCTTTAAACGCTTCGGAATCGATAAGATCTTTGCCACCCGGGCCGGATAGCTCAACATGCTTTAATTTTCTCCATCGACCAGGATTTCTATTGCAGAGCCAGTCAAAAGCTGCTCTTGTTTCCGGAGGAACATCTTTCCGGACCTTTCTTGTAACCACATATTTTTTGATCTTCTTCCGGGGAACACCTTGTATTTCTTCCTCATCGGTGGGTTGCTCCTCCTTTGGATCGTCAATCCACATGAGTTCCGATGTGGTTTCATTAAATCTGTAGCCGATTGCCCGTTTCAAAAATGATGTTTCAACGTTGCCGGTATCATAAATATCCTTACCGGCCTTTATGGAGGCTAAAAATTCAGGATTTTGCTTTTTCCAGTTAGTAATCGTGCTCTTATCAACATTAAAAAGAGCGGCAAGTTTAAGATCCGTAAAGCCGCCTTCTTCACATGCAACCTTAGCCATGCGGGCATATTCTGTTTTGTATTTTGGGGGACGCCCACGGCGGCAACCAGGTTGCTTTTTTGGGGGAGGTTTGGAGGACCTGGCTTTTGCATTTTTTTTACTTGCCATTTTTACACTCTGAGGTGTTCAAGGTTTTTTTCTATAATATCACGACAAATATGGGAATTTAGCAAATGCTCAGCTTTTCGCGGCAAAACGCGGCAAAACGTTAATAAAAAGTGTTGACAGGGGGTAAAATCGGGGGGAATTGACTATTTAATTTCTATCTCTTTATTTTCTAAATACTTTCTGATTAACGGTATCCATTTTTTCTTAATGTCCGTTTCAAAAATCATATATGAGCTATTGCGCTCCAATTGGAACGCCGGTAAATTAAACTTCTTTATCCAAGCTTTTATAGTACTGGAAGAAACACCAAAACGCGCGGCGATTTGTTCAGTGTTCGCATAAAAATCCCGGATTTGCGGCATTGATTTTTTGTCATTCATTGTTTTTGGTTTCGACGTCTTCGATATCCGGCATCATAGAGGGCGGTAATCGTAATTTTGCAATGGAGAACAAAACTAAAAAGATAGTGAATAAAACGATGCCAACAACAACCATGAATGTTATTACAATTTTCATCTTTCAAGCCCTTTAAGTTTCTAATGTTTTCTCGTACAGCTTTATAAAAAACCAAAGCGCCTGTTGTTCCGGTTCTCTCAACTCTTCTTCGGCCCTGAGCAACAATGATTCATAAACTTCGGGCCGCTTTTTGAAATCTATCAGGATTTCTAATTTTCCCGGATACTGCTTTTCCGGTCCTGGATTCGGTTTTTCCGGCCCTTGATCCGGTTCTGTATCCGGAGGAATGTTTTCGGATTTATTATTTTCATCATTTACGGGATCTTCTTTTTTCTCAGGATTCAGATAGCCCCATACGGTTGGCACTGCCAAATTTAATCTTAAAGCAATGATCGAATTTTCAAAGCCATGGTTACTCATAACCTGAGCAATATTTCTACGCGCAGCCGACAACTCGGGCGTACGCGCCTTAGATATTATATCCTCATATTCCACACCTTCGTCATCGCAATACGGCTGCATTATTTCTTTGTGTTTTTTCCCTTCCATTTCTTCAATCTCCTTTTGGGTAAGTCCCCAATGTTTTGGTTTTGAGTGTCTTAAAAATTTTACGATTGGAAAATGATGGTTATTTAACGCATCATCATACCGAGCCGGAAGAGGGCAGTTTTTACAAGGTTCCGTTCGTTTCTTATCCTCGTAACGATGCTCACACACAGAACATGGGTTTTTGGGGGAATCTATTGTTCGCGCATCATATTTATTAATCACAGTTTCCCGCTAACATATTCAATTAAAAGCCTTTTTGCGGCCTCTTCGCCCCTACAGGTACACGCATAATATCCCTGTTCTGTTAATTGATTAATCCACCATATTTGATCACCGGAGAGCCTCCCCGATGATTTTTTCTTTAATTCGATATATAATCCGTGCCATATCCCTCGCGGTACCGGTAGGTTCAGATCCGGGAAGCCTTTTCTCAGGCACCCGGAGGCCTTCAGCATGTTGATAAGTTTCCACCTAAAATTCTCAATCACATAGGATTTGATATTTTTAAAATTAATCCATTTCTTTTCAACCCTTGGCGCGCTCCCTGGAATATAACTTCCATTCATTGATGCGTTTATTAATTCCAGATCCGGGTATTTTGAGGCCATGTGAAAGCAAAATTTCACAACATTGCATTGCTGCACGAATTCCGAAGGCTCGGGAAACTTTTTAAGTATTTTGGGCAATCAGAATCTCCTTTCGGGATTGTGGGGATGAAATTTAACTCGGCGCCTATCAACTATAATGCCTCTCCGGTTCCCCCAGAGAAGGCGCCGTTCATGGCCGGTTCTTAATTCCGGAACGTGACTCGAATATTCATACCCCCTTCGGTCCGGAAAGCGCCTGCGCTTAATAGATGATCTTCTTCCCATTTTTCACCCCTATTCTCTTCGGCCACTCCCTGGCCAGCCATTTCTTTCGTTACACAAACCGACCCGTTGTTAAATCTCTTTTTGTGTTTCTTTGGCGATGATTTGTATAATCTCCAATTGGACCATCCTGTTTTGTTCGATATTTTCCCCGAACAATATCTGAAATTGTTTGGAAAGCTACATCGTGTTGATCAGCCAAAAACTTTTGAGTGACTTTTCCTTTTGAATAAATTTCTCTTATTTTAACAACATCCTTATTGGATATTTTCGACCCTGGATTTTTTTCACCATATTGGTCAATTAATCCGGTTCTGTGGGCATGTTTTTGATTATCTGAATAGCTTAGAACTTCCAAATTGTCTGGATGCGTATATGGGGTTGCGAGATAGATTTTTTTAATACTAAATGGCATTATCTTATTCTAATCCCGATATTATAATCATGTTCCCCGAAAGAATCTCCGCCGTGTGGCAGGTCTCTTATTTCATCCTGAAAGCAGTTTTCTTGATATTTAAAATTATCACAGGTTTTACAATCCATTTTAAACCCTGGCTCATATATAACTCGATCCAAACACCCCCTATATTTCGCGCAATGACAAACGGCCCAGGTTCGGTCATGCCTGATGTGGCTTGTCGGCCCTGTGGCTTTTCGATAAACCGAACGGTTTTGTTGCTGGCAGCCGCATGAATTATTCTCATTCGGACGGCACCGAATGACTATTTTTCCGCAAAATGAGCATTTATATTTCCCCAGGTATTGCCAGTATTTTTTCCCCTTCGGTGGCTGCTTTTGTCTCTTACCGGCTTTTTCTATTAAGTCTAATGACATGATTATTCCTTTGAGTTTTGATCGTGCCAAGTTACAGCCAAAGCAAACGCCGCCCAGATATC